GTCCAATATGGAATATTAGCACTGCTTAACACTGTACCGTCAGCAAATGTAATTGTCCCGTTAGTCAATGTTATTGACACAGTTAATTCCCTTTAAGTCGTGCAACTTCTGCTGATAGCTCTTTAACAGCTTCTACTAATAACGCAACTACACGTTCGTATTTAATGGCTTTATAACCTTCATTATTCTCTGCAACAATTTCCGGCAACACTGCCTCAACCTCTTGAGCAATTAAGCCTACGTCATGCTTGCGTACAAAGTAACCGTCCTCGCCACCGTGATCTGCAATATACTTGTCTGTCCAGTCATATTCAACACCGTTAAGTTGTTGTAGTTTTGCCAACGGATTTACGATATTTACAATATTTTCTTTTAAACGTTTGTCAGATGAATAGTATGCAGTAATTGATGCCGTAGCACGAATTTCACCAGCATTAGTAGATGCTGCTGTGCCTATACCTAAACTATTAAATTGTGGATTAGATGTTGTAGCTACTGCTTGACCAATACTAAACGTAACAGATCCGGTTGATGCCGAAACTGACACTCCAGTTCCACCAGTCGCTGATGTTACTGCAGTAGATAAGTAACCGTTGGGATTACTTGTTCCGTTATATGGGGTATATCCTAATGCTGATGTAACCTGACTCGACGATATTGCTCCGATTAATGTTGTTGCATTAACTGTGCCGGTTGTAGTAATATTTCCCGCAGTAACATTACCTGATACAGTTAAACTACCTAATGTGCCAACTGCAGTAATATTAGGTTGACTGGCTGTTTGCAGTGTACCTGTAATTCCGCTACTTGCTGTAACCGTAGATGCTGTTAATGTAGTCAACGATAGGGTTGTGGTATTAACTATACCAACCACGTTACCATATAATGCGCCACCTACATATAAATTACCTGCCACGCCAGCACCGCCTGCAACTATTAGCGCACCGCTTGTTGGGCTTACTGCTACTGTGGTTCCTGTAATAGATAAACTATTTGCTGTTAAGTTTGCACCCGTAGTAGAGTTACGTATCCACGCTGTTTTGGTACTATTGTAAACATAGGTAATACCGTTTACTGTAGCTTGGGTTCCGTTTGATGGGCTTGATGGAAATGCCATATTAGATTCTTCCTACTACGATTTCAATAATCGCTGTTTTATTTTCTAGCATTGTTTCTAGACTCTTGCCTATTACACAACCAGGACGCCACTGTGTTTCATCCAAACGTTCTGCCACTCCAGGTGTATCACTGGTAACTAATAAATCACCTCGATTAATAGGACCGTGTACTTGACATGGAACACGACCTAATAGAGCTACGGCTGTCCCATCAATACCGTCATTCATTATATGTGCTGGATTTGTAGATACAACTCCGGCTACTGCAGTGTCATATGCTTTATATGATTGAGTAACTTCTTTACTACCGCCGAATACTAATACTGTACCGGGTTCATAGTCAGAATCTGCTAGGTATTTTTCTGCCAAGTCAGCGTATTGTGATGACGTTGACTTAGCAAATATAATATTAAATGTTCCTGTAGAACTACCAATATTACCTACGCCACTTGTACCACCGTTTATTATAGCACCCGGTGCACCGTTACTATTAACCGTTAATGTATTACCAACTGCCAGATTTGTACCCACACTGGCATTGCCTGAAGCAGATATTTGGGTATAGGATGCTATTGCTACGTTAGTGTTTAGCGCCACTGAACTGATATCTACCCAAACATAGTTAGTACCATCAGAAGTAAATTTAAATAAAATGTCTGTGCTGGTGTCGTACCACTGATCACCAACTGTTGGATTACTTGGAGCAACATTGGCTGTAGTTTGTCTAACTCCGCCAGCAATAATATTACCTGCTGTAATATTACCTGTTATAGTTAAATTACCTAATGTCCCAAGTGCAGTAATATTAGGTTGACTTGCTGTTTGTATTGTACCGGTTAATGTTGCACCTGTGTTACCAATAGTCGGGCTATATAATGCACCTACGTTAGTATATCCGGTAGCAATGATATTGCCGATTACTTTAAATGCTTTACTTGCATTATTAAATCGGGCAATTTCGTTACCTGTATCACCACCACCTAAACTGAATATAATATCAGCGTTTGAATTATATGTACTTAAGACCAGGTTACCACTGCTTACGCCAGTGTTACCTACTACATAAAGATATCCATCGTTAAATCCAGTTAATCCATAGCCTGATTGACTATAGGTAGAACTATTAATACCCATATCAATAAAACCGACTGTGGCATTTCCGTTGTCGGCTGTTGCTACAAAGTCTGTACTTGCAGTAGAACCTGAATTAATATTCTGTGTGTTAAGTTGACTATAACCGTTATAATTAGTAGATAGTTGTAATACTGTTTGTGGTTCAATTACATACCCTGAACTAATACCTGCGTATAATGCGCCAAATCCTGTTGGAACGTTACCAAAAAATTCACCAACATTACCTGTAATAGTAGTAGTAATTTGAGTAACATTACCTAGACCAAGTATATTACCATAAACAACCAAATTACCGCCAATAGATGCACTGCCAGTTACTTGTAAGTTCGATAATGTTAATTGATTAGTCCATATTCTAGAACCAGATGTATTAGTAGTTAAAACGTTGCCGAGGCCACTCGTACCTAGATTAGGTTCAGCAGAATCTAACCCCAGAAATTGATATCTATCCGAAGTTACATTAGCTGGTAGCGTTACTGGTACTCTACCACTGTTTAATCTAGTACGTTGTGTCATATTATCCGTTAGATGTTTCTAAAACACTCACTAAAATTTGTGCTGAACTATTTGAACTTGCGTTAGCATATAAACTATCGCCTGTTTGTAAGATCACTTTACCTGTTAATAAATTTAATGCATCGTTCGTTGGAACACTCGCACCCAATAATAATGCTGTTAATGATCCTGATCTATTATGCCAACCACTTACTGAAATCGTATTGCCGGTAGTATTACTAATCTGCGCAGATAACATTACCGTAGTATACCCTGTAGGTGCAGTATATATAGCAGAAGAAATTGTTGTTAAATTTGCTGTATATGATTTAAAAGTGTTTAATGGTGCTGACATATTTTATTCCTTTATAGTCCTTCTAACGCCAATATGTATGGAGTCATTAGACTAAACATACTTCTTACAAAAGTGTTACCTGATATAGTACCAGTACCTTGATTAATAATTAAATTACTACCGATAAAGAAGTTACCCTTTTCATCTGTTGCAGTATATGTTACCTTGCCACCGTTAGTCATCACAACATTCTTAGTGGCGTCAGGTATGCCGCCATATTGTGGCAGTGCGTTTGCTGTAATACCAGCGCCAACATATTCAAACGTATGCGCACTTGCTGTAATAGCACTACGTTGGTAGAACGATACGTTACTACTTGGTGCTAGGTTACCGGCATAGACCTCTTGTATATTTACCTGGTAGGTTACGTTGTCTATTTTAGTAATGGTGTCGATACTATAAAAATTTGTATCCCCATTGATAACCACAACTTCATTTACATGTGGAGGTTGTGTTAGATTGTTTATAACAAATTGTCCGTTGATGCTATAACCAACTGTTTGACCCGTACTTAATAGTGGTCCGTATCCATCAGCACGTAGACCGATGTTACCAATACTGCTATCAGAGCCGTTAAGTGTACAGAAGCTACCTGAATCACTCCATATACCAACGTTAGCACCGATGGTATAGATATTAACTAATTGTGCGTATGCACTGTTACTTAAATGTACGCCAACTCCGCCCCAATTAATAATTGTAAAGAATCCAACAATCATTGCTTTAGTACTTGAATTGCTGGTAAAATTACCATCAACCATAACGGCTGTACCTGTTGTAGTACTTGATGTTATGTTTTGAATGTACGGACTTACATAAACATTTTGACTGCTGGTGCTTGCACTATAACTAAATCCATTAGCTAGATAGTTTTTAATTGTAATACCCCATACATAACAACCATTGGTTACGTAGAACAAATCAGCTGTCGTGGTCTGCGGAATTACCGTAACATTGCGTAAGTTATCACCTATTAACGATACGTTTTGTGGTATTGTAATTGGGTTAGCTTCTGTATAAGTACCCGGAGCAACATGAACACTTGTGCCAGATGTTGCAGCTGCTAATGCCGCTTTAATTGTTAAGAATGGTGCATTAATTGTACCAGTATTACTGTCACTGCCATTTGTAGCAACGTAAAGTTGATTAGCACTTGCCGGAATTTGTGTAGTACCAGATTGTAGTGTACCTGATACTAGATAATCAATCGAAGCATTACCTGTTAATGATAAATTTGCAGTAGCATTTATGGATGTTGCTGTGATGTTAACATTAGCTGGATCTAATGCAATTGTTGTAGGACCGTAACGAACTGATGACACAGAAACTGCGCCGACAGCAATATGTCGAACTTCGATAATATCTGTAGACAGTGGAACTTCACTAAATGTAATAGCGTTATTAGAAACCGTGTATGCAGTATAGGGTTGTTGTAAAGTACCGTTGATACTTACCAATACACCGTCAGTAGTTGCTGATGAACTTAACGTATAAACATTGCTTGTTCCGTTAGGATTAATTACATCAGAACTAATTGTAGCTTGGTTAGGACTTGCCCATGTGTTGCCATTCCATGTTTCTAATTCGCCATCATCTGTGTTAAAACGGAAATAGCCAATTTGTGGATTTGTTGGTCGACTTGCTGTATTACCTGCAGGTAATCCTAATGCATCGTTACCAGTGATCTGTACTATACCTGTGCCCGGTGCATTAATAAAAATATTGCCGCTTGGATCTGATGTTGATATAGTATCGCCACTGAATGTGATATTACCTAAACTAGGGACCGCCGGTAATCCAAACGCACCACTGTATATAGCGCCACTAATATAAACAACGTTACCTGTAAAACTTGTACTAGGTAAGTTTGTGCCAATAAAGTTTAAAATACCAGACTGGTAGTCAAAGAACCATTCATCGCTGTTACCAGAACCTGTGGCAAATACCTGTGTACCTTTAATTGCAGCGTTAGCAGGTTGTCCTGTAGGGGCAATGTAGACCTTAACTTGATATGTACTGCCAAATTCTGGTGGAACCCAATAGGATAAACCTGTTTCCCATGTTCTATTTGTACTTGCTCCGCTATCTGTAAAACATTGTACTGGGGCACTGGTTGTAAATACACTGACCACTGTAGTATTACTAGATGGAATTACATTAGGAATTAAACTAGATTGTTGTAGGATTTTATCAGCACGAACCTGTAACGGGCTAGGAATAGGTTCGTTAGGCGCATCGATAATAGTCGATACGTCAGTTTTAGTTGCTGCATAACCAATCTTCTTCCAAAGGTAGTCAACTTTTTGGCTATCTGAAATCGCCATATTACACTACCCCCAAAGTTGTTACTGATTGTCCACTGACCAAAGCGATACGAACCAATGCCACATTATTAGTTGCGTTTGTTAAGTTTTCTGTACCCAATGTCTGTTTGAATGTGCCGTTTAATGCCACGTTAGCCTGTATCCTATCACCCGATGTAAATGCGCAACCATTAGATCCGTTACCGCCAGCCCCAGTATTAGCTCCTGGTTTACCGCTACCTGCATAGGTAGTACTGCAGTCTAACCAACCGTTTAATGTACTTGTTGAATCTAAAGTTGTTCCAGGTGCCGCTATCCATACTCCAGCAACACCAGATGGTGCTACTATATTTAAGCTAAAATTTGCTACAACTTTTCGTTGGAAGGCAAAAGTAAAATATTGTGTGCCAGTATCACCGCTACGATTCGGACCTGCTGGTAAGTAACCTGTGCTATAATTATTCACATTGTAAGCCAGTACACCTAAACGGATAGTTGCTTCTTTAGTGCCAGCAACACCAGGGTTACTTGCTTCTGAATAGATATTTGTAGTATAGAAGTTTGTTGAGTTTACATAACTAGGTGTATTTGTAGTTGCCGCATTAAAGTAAAAACTACGCACGCCACTAGAAGTATACGTTCCATCACCTAAACTTGCGTTAGCCGTAATAGCTATTTCGCTGATACCACTTTGACTTGCTGTATGTACTGCTACGTTGGTTGTACCGTATTGTGTTGCCGCTGTTCCATTTACATTTGTTACATACATGCCGATATTAGCAATACTTCTAATAGAGCTAGATGTAATAGCTAATGTTAAATTAGCAATAGCATAAGGACTGGCATTACCGGTATTTGCAATCGGTGTACTACCGTTTAACATAGTAGCACTAGAATTGCTAAGTTGTGTATAAGAATAACTTGTACTATTAACTACTGCACTCGATGTTCCTTCTTGGTATTGACCAGTTAATACCTGTAGTGGATTTGCTACACTTGCATAAGTTTGGCCAATCCAGTTAGGACCGATAGTAACATTCTGCACCCAAAGTGTCGGACTGCCGCTGTTAAAATATGGTATACCTGAAATATATCTATAGGTGCCTGCAGTCTGAATAGCTATGTTGCCTACTGACAAGGTCGGAGTTGAAGTGACATTGTCTACAACAAAGTCTACGTTAGGTGTAGAACCAGTAATTGAATGTACAATTTGTGCTCTATTAACTCCAACAGGTAGTTTGCTACCCGACGTATATACGTTGGCCTGGAATCCGTATCCCCAACCAGGATAATAAATCGAACTGGCAAAGGTTGTTGCGGCACCTGATTGTGATACTAGATTGTAATCACTAAGAGCAGACAATCCTAAATTTCCATATATACCAGTAGTCTGTGGTAGTGCTAAATTAACATTGCCACTGCCGACATTATTAATCAACGCCGTTAAAATACCAGCATTAGCAGTGTAGGTATATGTGTTAGTAATTGTACCTGTGTTAATCAGAATTGTAGCTTGATTGTATGTAGCACGATTGACTGACGATCCTGCCGTTAATGTTGTACCACCAGTATTATCTGTATATCCGTATGCTAGATACGGTGAAGTTCCTGTGCTGGTACCAAATCCCAACGATCTAGTACTTGTACCGTACGGAGTTGGTGGCACGTTAGCATAGACTTTTAATGCCTGTGTAGTACTCATTGGAATAATCGCCGGATTGGCTAGATTATCTGTTAACAAGTTCAATGTTACTGTATCAGTGCTTGTTCCGCTATTACTGTTATAGGTATAAGATAGGTTAGCACCCAATACACCACCCGAATTACTGTTGCTGGCTATGTTTGATGTTGTGCCATCACCCCATAGCACACTCCAAGTCACTGTACTTGTAGCTGTGTTAGTTGTGGTATTTTGTAGGTATACTGTATTACCTTGGATAACATATAAATTGTTACCACTAAGAACAGTACCACCAGTATTAGTTCTATATAGGTTAAAACTCATTACTGGATTAGGACCGTAAATTTGAATATAACCAGGAATAGTTGCTGTAGCTGTATTGCTAGGTCCAGCGCCATTGGTATTAGATGCTACTACCGTAACTGTAAACGGAGTACCTGCGTTTGTAGCATATTGATGTGTGGCTGTGGTAGAACTTGTTGTTGTGTTTGCTGTTCCGTCGCCCCAATTAATTACATATTGGTTAACGTTGCCTTGTGGCACCATTGTTAGTAATACATCTTGGCCTGCGCCACCTGCAGTAGTATTAGCTGAAAAACTAACACTACGCACAAATGTATTTGTAAATAGGTTTTCGGTTACTGAATTTAAAATATCAATAGCATCTGTAATTAGTGTGCCAGTAGTGAAACCTAAATAGGCCGCGTTAGCCTGTAGGTTACCGCTATTAACTGTTGGCGTACCTAAAGGAATTAAGTTTCCTGAGCTTTCTGATGCAATTGCTGTATCAACATAGGCTTTAGTTGCTGCATCTGTACTTGTTACAGGAGCACCGACATTAATAATTCTATTATTGCTGGCATTTAAATTACCAGTAATATTGGCATTAATAGTACTAGAAGTAATAGATCCAGTAACAGTTAAATTACCTAAAGTACCAATAGAAGTAATATTTGGTTGACTTGCAGTTAATAATGTACCGGAAATGCTATTAGCATACACAGTATTCCATTGATTAGTAACATTACCAATGCTATATATTAAATTACCAGTCGATAGAATATGCCCTGCTTCTATTAGAGCATTGCCGTTTACTACTAAACTTTGTCCAAAAGCGCCTGGATTAGCTTCATTTATACCTACGCTGAAGCTCGAAAAGTCCATAGCGACTAATGCGTTGCCGTTTGTAGTAAATGATAATGGATAACCCTGACGATCAAGATTTGATAATAATGACGACCCTGGTATTTGTGCTAATGCCATAACAACCCCTCTAACTAATATTTAGCCGAAGCTGTTAAGACGCTACAGTACTTCCGAGATTGTGAATTACACTAATAGTTGCTCCATTTAATGGAGGTGAAGTAAAGTGAATACTTGTACTACTTGGGAATGTATAGTTTGTTGTAGGTTGTTGTATAACTGTGCCTACAAACACTACCACCTTATTCACTTCAGTCGACAGTTTTGTGCCATCGTAGGTGATTCCAGAAGTAAATGTAAAATCTGTTTGTGAACCGTTGCCTGTAAAACTGTCGCGCAGAATATTTGCTGAACCCTCACGTGCAATAACCTGGAAAGTATTTACTCCGCTGACGTTGCTGTAAAATTCTAGTTTGTTGTTTTCAACATTAAAGCGTACCTGTCCTAGATTAGGATATGCTGGAATTACTGTGCTTGATCCTTGAGGAATACCAATAGCATAACTACCGTTTTTAAATACAGTATTTTTGATCATGCGTCCCATATTAAATTCCTACATAGCTAACTGTTGCTGTTACTAATCCTGTTGCATTTGCGCGAATCATGTCACCGTTGGCTAAAACTAATTTTTCCATATCCATTACATAAGTATCACCTTGTGCAATCTGTATGCTATTGTAAATTTGTGTGGCAGCATTTGCCAGTGTTGTGGCATTGGGTAATAGATATACGTTAATATTTCTTGAGCTTGTATCAGTATTACAGAAATATGTTACAGAAACTACAGTGTTACCTGAACTAACATAAATGTTACTGATTGTGCTATTAAGTGGGGTGCTAAGTATTGCCATTTTATATTCCTATAATATTAATGAGTAACCAAATGCTCTAGTTTTGGTAACAAGTTCTTGATTTGTTGCTGATTCGTTAACTACATACAAACCTGATGTACCACCGCTCGGTGTACTTGCATACAATACCGTTGCTCCTGACACAGATGTAGGGCTTACCGGTGCATTGTTGATTTGTAAATTGCCAGCAAAATTAATATTACCCACATTACTTACAATAGTATATCCATGTAGGTTTAAGTTTGCATTTAAATACGGATTAGAACTATCTTGTAATGAAAGATTAGCAGTGGTTAATGAACTTGCAGCTATATTAGCATAATTTGTACCATCACCAGTGATCTGCCATGTTCCGCCATTGGCTTCATTCCAACGTAGTGTGACGTTTGCAGAAGTACCACGATCAATTTGTATACCAGCAGTGCCTAAGGTTACACCAGCACCTGCTTCACCATCATTCAATACAATAATATTGTCTTTCAATGAGGTATTATTAGTCTCGATAGCAGTAGTGCTACCAAGAACATTTAAGTTACCTGTAACTGTAACATATCCGCTGTTTAACGTGATACCATCAGTAGCCGTAACAGTCTGTATAGTATATGGGGAATTAACTCGTTTAACTATTGCCATTTAAATCATCCAGTTTCTATTATTTATGCTAATAATCAATAGTTACAAACAAAAAAATAGCGGCCGTAGCCGCTATTTTTGTTAACTAAAAATTAGTTATTTGTTGCGATTTGAACTGATACACCGTTAACTGCTGGGCTTGGGCTAACTACCCATGCTACTTTCTGATCAAGAACAAATTGTACACCGTTAATCGGGTGTAAAACTGCCACTCTATCAGTTAAGTGTTTAACATAGTAAGTATTACCGTCGCTGTCTGTGGCCGTAATGGTCATCCAACCTGCGCCCAATGGACCACCGTTTGTAACTACTAAAGCATTACCTGTTAGTACGCAATTATCTGTACCATCAGCGTTAGTTACATTGTAACGACGAGCACCTTTCTGTGCGTTGATGTCTGCTAATTTAGCAATAGTTCCGCTAGAAATCCAAGCATTGGCCGCAATAACGTTAGCTGTTGTGCTGGTTGCATTTAATACTGCAGTAACAGCACCACCACTACCAATATCACCGAAGCTGATCGGAGCATTACTTAGTGCAGCAGTATTAGCAGCACTCATAGTAAGTTTTAAGTTAGCCGAATCAATTACTGTAATTGTAGTCGTAGCACCAAAACCTGTATTTGCAGCCATACCAACATACAAACCAGCTACTGTACCTACTGTGATTGTTGTGTTTGCGCTATAACTTGTTGTACCTGTTGTTACAACGTTTGCTGGTTTAACAATGCTAATTGCAGGTGCTGTTACATAACCAGAACCTGATGTAACTACGCTTACAGATTGAATTGCACCATTGGCATATTCACTATCACTAACAGTGGCAGTAACACCCCCAATTGGACTTGGTGCTACAGTAAATGATAAACCTTGCGAATACAGACTACCCATTGATGTAATTGTTACGCTAGATAATCCTTCGCCGCCTGCGCCGCTGAATACTTCACCATCATTGACGTTACCTACGCCAAAATATTTTCTTTTAATCGGTCTTCCCATGATCTACTCCTTAGTTTGTTGCTACGTTTGCTAAAGTAGCTGTAGCAGGTGTTTGAATATCATACGGATAGCGATTACCTGCCCAGTCAACTACCCAATGTGCTTCTAATTCTTTAGCATAAAATTGTGTACCGCTTGTGTTATAACAGATAACACTTGCTTGGCCTGCTGTTAAATTGCCAAGATCAGTGTTACGTAGATAAACTGTAGTATTAGCACTAAAAGTTGAGCTATCACTTACATCAAAACGATGTTTGTTACGTTGTTTATAAGACCAACCATGTGCATGTGTATTACCTGAATTGTCTACATATTGGAAATCAATAGTATAAACACCAGATGTTGCATATGGTGCACCGATTGTGCCACCGATTTGACTTGCATAACCGGTATCTTGTGTACTGCTTTGTGTTAATTTAATAGGACGTCCCATTTGTTTTTCTCCTTAAGGTCGGCGTTCTAGGCCTACGCAGTGGGGCTGCATAAACTCTCAATTAAGAGCGAACTTAGTATTTACCAAAATATGTTGACAATCCCTTTTAAATAGCGTATTATTAACATATTGCAGTTGAAGCTGATCGAATAGCAAGAGCCTCTAAAACTCCTGGTAACGGGTTTGA